ACCGCTTGGCGCTCGTCGCTGGTGTTGGTGATCCTCATGGTTTCCTCGTCGGGTTGTTCTTCCGAATGTTCATTGCGCGGGCCAAGTCTTCGGCGGCGGTGCGAACCACGAACCTTGCGGCAGAACCCGCCTGCTTCAGGCTCCTCGACTGCGCAGCGGCCTTGATCGCCGCCCGGCGCTCTTGACAGCGACAACGCATAGGCGTTCCTTCCCAATCATGAACGATCATCAATTCCGAGAATTGAAAGACCTCATCCTCGATGTCGCCATGCGCGTCGAGAAAGTAGAGGCTCACCTCAAACGGCAGGACCGCGAAGCGATGGAAATCCTCGCCGCCTCACGCCGTCTGATGATTTCCCTCGACGCAATCGACAACGGCGAGGAAGACCTCGGCCCGGTTTATAGCTAAGGCGCACGCCGTTCTATCGGCGCCGTCCACGGCCTGCGCTTCAAAGACCTCTCCAGAGCCTCTTGCTGCGCCTGCGGCAACTGAGGCGGCAACGTTACCTCGCGCGCCTCATACCGCTCATCACCGAACGTGATAACGGCCCTGGCGATGCATCGGCACCGCGGCGCTTTACCCGGCCCTACGCCGCCTTCCGCGCCGGTCGGCTCTCCGTATCGATATCGCTTGCCCTCAAGGGCGCGATGCCGGGGGCGCACGCGCTCGTCCCGGCTGGTGGACCAGTCGTATTCCGTGATCCCGGCTTGCCGATGCCGATATTCATTCATGTCGGCGTTCATTTTCGCCATCTGGTCGGAAGCTATGAACTTTGCCCGCCTGTCGGAAATCCCGAAGGCCTCCACCAGCGTCTTCCTCAAGGTCTCACTCGAATTGCCTGAAATCAGATTATCGAGGACCGCCTGCTCTACCCTTTTGACCGTATCGTCCGACAGGTTCTTGATGAGCGAGACATTCCGCTTCGCAGCGAACTGAAGATACCCCTCAAGGTCCTCTTCCTTCACCAGCGCCCTGACATCGATGCCGATTGCCCGCTTCACCGAAGAGATGAAGGTGTCTGTGTGGCGCTTGGCCTCCAGCCGCAGAATGCGCCTTACCGTTCCCTCCGCGATGGAGACCAGTCCGACCGCCACCCTCGCCAATTCATCGAGGTCGTATTCTGTCCGGGCAGTTCTGGCATGCTTTGCAAGCTCTCGGAGCATCGCCCGGAGCGCTTTGAGGTATGCGGCCTTGCCGCCCACGCTCTCCTCGATGCCTGGGAGTTCAACCTCTGTGCCCTTCGCTCGCCGGACGAACCTATTGATTTTGTAATCCGTCATGCCCTAACCGCGCGCCCGACATAGGCAGAAGCACGCCCTTTCGTCAGCCCGCTTAGAAGGTCATGAACGATAAAAACGATTGGTTGAGAACCGGAAGACGAAGCCCGGAACTCGGTTTCCGTATCGCCTACCCTGTCCCGCTTGATCTGGCCCCCGCCAGCATCCGGCGAAAGGCTGCTCGGATCGGTCAATTCACGCCATGCAGCCTCGCACAGCGCGTCCTTGAGCCTTTCCGGTATTTCGTCAGGGGCAATCTCATTGCAGCGGTAGACGACGCCGGAGCGCGGCCATTCGAGCCGCTGCGTGGCGGTAGCCCATTGCCCCTGGAAGAGCGGGCCATACCGCGCATCAATCCATGTTGTAGCCCGGCGAAGCGCCTGCTCGATCTGGGTGTCCGTCTTGCCGGTGAGATCGTATCCGACCTTGCCGGCGTATGCCTTGAACTCGGCGACGGTGGCGTAGCTCTCGGCAGCGGCAAGGCCTTCCCCCGTTTCAGCGATCAGGACCATTATTCATCATCCCCATAGTCGCCGCGGATCAGCTTGTGCTTGAAGGTTTCAAGCAGCCAGAGAACGTCGCCACCGCCTTTCATGCCGAGCGTTGCGCGGGCATCAAGGTTGCCGTCCTTGTCCCACCCGAGAATGATAACCTGATCGTACACGCCAATGGCTTGCTCAAGCACGTTATCAGCATTCTTGGCGGCATCCGCAGGATAGAATTTAACGACCTCGGCCATTGTCGCCTCCTTACTGAGAGCGCTGTTCCCGCTCCAGATCGCGAAGAGCCGCAAGGTCTTCCAGCGGGTCGCGCGGGTCGAAATCGACATTCATGCCCGTCATGTCGGCCTCGATCTCGCGGCGGGTGAGGCCGTTGGAAGCCTCTTCATCCTGATCGTCCGTCTTGCTGAGCGCGTTGAACGCCTCAATCAGCTTGCTGCGGCTCAGCTTGTGGTGTGGAGCCTTGCCGGTCGCATCCTTGATGGCGGCGCGAAGCTGATCGTCGGACAGGTCGATATCACCGCCGATGCCGCCGCCGGTCTGCTCCAGGATGGGCTTCCCGTCCTCGTCAACCAGAACGAATGCGAGAGGATCGGCTTCGTATTTGGCGCGCTCGATAACGTGCCAGCCGCGCGGGCCGTCACGCTGGACGCGGATCGTTCCTTCCGGTGCAGTGGTCATGGGATTTGTTCCTTCCGGTGCAGTGGTTAGACGCTCGCGCCGCTGGTCTTGAGCACGCCATCGTCATTCCAGACCGTCACGCCATCATCGGCTGGGTCGGTGGTGGGGATGGCGTCGAGCATAGCGGCCTGCGCCGCGCTCGGCACGTTGTCGAGTATCGACGCTTCCGCAATGACGACGGTCACTTCTCCCTGCACCTCGAACGTGCGCTCGGTCAGGTATGGGCCATAGACGACCGGCGCGGCATTCGTAACGATTCCGCCGATGGCGGGATTATCGGCCCGCCGGATGTAGCCGCTGCCATCGACAACCGACGCCGTTAGCGTCCAGCCGATGGGAAGAATGTGGTGGGATTCCATTGATCGCTCCCGTGAAAAGAGCGACCGGAGGCGCGATTGCCTCCGGTCAGATCACACATCACCCATGCAGAACCGCAATATGGCGGCTAGCGATGGCGCGGAAGCCCCAAGCCAGGCGGACATGGTAGACAACCTGGAGGAACTGGCGATAGACGGCAACCTCGAACGCCAGCCCGGTTCTCGGGTCAACGATGGTGGTGACGTCATCCGCCATATCGCCACCTTCCGGCATGGCCGGGGCGCGCGTGGCGAGTACAATCGCCGAACGGGCGAAGGCGACATTGGGAGTGTGACTTCCCGCGATGGTCATCTCGGTCGCATCCGCCAGGGTCTGGACAAGGCCGGGGCCGCCGATGGTGATGTCCGCCTCGGCCTCGGTCGTGCCGGTGACGACGTTGTACTTGTTCGTGTCGCCCGCGAAGGTAACCAGGTCGCCCGCCTTGATGCCGGTGGCGTTTGCCGTGCCGCCGTCGAGGTGGATAACCTTATCGCCGATTGCATACCCGGCGGTGAGGTCGACATCGTACCCCGTGCCGGAGCCTGCGGTATGGATGCCGATGGCGTGAGAATGACGGATCGCCATATTCATCACGCGGTCGGTCATGCCATTGCGCAGCATATCGCTGGAGCCAGCCTCATTCACCTTGGCGAGAAGGGTCTGCTTGCCGCGAAGGTTGCCCATCGCCGCATGACCGAGCACGAGCTGGAGGTCATTCGTGGGCGCGCCGTTCTGCTCCAGAATGCCGAGCACTCCGGCGAAGTCGGAGAGATCGCCGGCGGTCCCGAACGGGGCGGTACCGGCCGTCGTGCCGTAGCCGCGCGAGGCGTTTTTGTATGCCTCCAGCCACAGGTCCATCTCGATCTCGTTCACCAGAGAGCGCATCGCCTGATAGAAGCGATCCGCCTGGATGGACGAGAAGGTGCCCGCGTTGACAAGCCCCTTCGTTTCCTCGCCGTTCCAGCGGACCGGGACGTGCTTGGATTTCGAGATCGTCACCTGGACGTTGTCGATAGTGGTGTCGCCGGAATCCGGGGCATTGACGCCAGGGGTGTTGTTGGTTGCCGTGTGAGCGCCGGTTACCGGCACAATGACCGGCTCGTTGAGTGCAGCGCGCTCGATGGAGGAGGACCGGGAAACCGCCGGGATGAAACCGGTCAGTTCGCGGGAGACCACATCCAGAGCCTCGTAAAGGTCCGGGATGAGGTTGTTCAAATTGCTGGCCATTGCGTTTCCTTTCGATCGAATGGCGATGTTTTGGGGAGGGATTGGGCTATCCAGCCCTTGGACACCGCCGCTCATCCGAACGGTCGGTAACTGATTGCTTCAGGCGTCAGG